GCACTATTAGTATGACCATTAGCTTTGGCAAACTCATACTGCTTTTCTATCTCAGAGATAACATCTACATCAGTAGTTAAGTTTTGTTCGAGCTCTGTAATTCTTTCGACAATCTCTTCATTTTGTAATAGTCTGTGCCCCTGTCGTGCTGCATGTTCTTGCGAATAACCGGCAGCCCTAGCAGCTTCCGAAGCATTCCTATGCAGAATATACGACTGACAAAATCTTTCTTGTTGGTCATTTAATGCCATATTAATCTATACTCGTCATTGTAAATAATAAATAATTGATTAGACCTGTTACATATATTACTAGCGATACAAGATTTACAATCATAATTGCTCTATCATTCCACCAGAATCCTACAACAGTCCAACCTAATAAACCCACAGAACTAACATATAAATTATATGGGTAGATATTATGTGATGTAAGCATGATACCCACAATTAAAACTAAAGATGATGCCCACTTGAGATACCAATCTTTAGTTTTATAAGGGGTATGTTTTTTAAACTCTGCCACTATCTATAGTTACTCATATCATATTCTTCATATTCTTTTTCAAGAACATTACTGCTTTTAGTAGGTATATTTTCATTTATTATTTCTGAACCAGTTCTTGCAAATATAAATACAAAAATTAATATCAATACTAATGATGCTAAATAAATTGTTTGTTTCATAATTATTCCTTTTTATTTTGTAACTTTTTTATATTTCTCAAAAGTCCTAAGACCTCCAAGTCCAAGCATACCCATTAATACAGTCATTAAACTTCCCATATCAAACTCAGGTAGTGCTGGTAATGTTGCACCGAATAGTGCTGCAAAGAAAATAATAAACGGAGCTGCAATAAAATGCCACACTAAGGCAACCCCACATGCCCAACCTATGAAGGGCCTCCAGCCGGCAATAAATATATTACCAGACTTTGCTTCTTCTTTGTTTATAGCTAATTGTCCTTTAGCTAATTCTTGTGCATGCTTCTCTGCCATTGTAGCTACTTCATGAGCAAGTTTATTTTTTACATCTTTATCTTCTATAAACTTACCTAATAACTTTGTAGCAGGTCCAATCAAACTTAGTAGTGCCATATTATTTCCTTTCTATTAATTTCCATTCTGTTATAGATTTAAGTTTTTCTGCTTCTTCATCTTCAAGCACATCTAAACTATAATATATATTTAAATGTGGATGTTTGTTATGTAACTGTAATAATTTTTCTTTCCAATGTTCTGGAGTTTTTATATTAACATGTACATTTCTACCATTGTTAAATGTTTTTAATGCTTTGTAACAGGCAATAGTAAGCAAGACAAACTTTCTACTATAAGAAAATATTTCTTCTAGAATCCAATCAATATCTTTTTCATCTATATGTTCTATTACATCTGTACATATCACAGCATCATACTTACCTTTAGGTAATTTACTATGTTTAGGATATGCAGGGTCATATAACGCATAATAATCTAACTGTAATAATTTAGGTAAAGAGCTAGGTAAAGTACTGCCCTCTTTATTTAAACCTAATTTATCATAATCAGTATCATCATATAATAAACCTTTACCACAACCATAGTCTAATAAACTTTTAGGTTTTTCTAAAGATGAAACATCTATTAGTTTTTCAACATGAGTAGCTAAACATATTCCATTAAAATATTTACTATTTTTATGAAAAGTTTTATACTCATCTAAAAGAGTATTGTAATCTTTAGAAGGCTTATCTCTATTGTACATTAAACATATCCTTATACGTAGGTAAGTTTTGTTTATCTTGAGAGTTTTTCCACAGTTCTGATACTAAAGAATTGTTACCATAAAAATAAAAAAGAATACCCATACTTTTATCACTAAATGTTTTCTCACAATCCTGTGCCATTGCTAGTAACTCTCCAGTAGTCCAGTAAGATTTATTTTCTACAGAAACTTGTAAGTACTTTGGTCTCTTTGGTTCATCATCAGCACCTGTAGTTTCTTTTTTCATATCCTCTGTAGGCTCTCCTGGTAGCGAACATTCAAATCCAAATAAATGAATACTTCTAAAACCTAAAGTATGTAATAAACCTATAGCTCTCATAGCTGCACAAGTACCTCCTGTAATAAGTGTTGCACCTTGAGGTAAACCAATGTCTTCTCTTATTTTTACTTGATTGTTTTGTATCTGTTGTTTTCTATCTTCATCATCTCTTAAAGATTCTGTGAAAGCATGCCAACCCCAGATGTTAGCTTTCTTTTCTATTAAGTAATTAAGAACAGAAGGGTCTGTCATAGATGCTACTAAGAATTTAGTCTCTGGTATAATATCTTTTAGTAAATCTTTTCTTTTAATACCATGTGTACTAATACCATTAACAGACCTAGGGTCTAATAAAATACATATATCTGGTTTAATATTATTTTTTAATAATCCTGGATAAGCATGTTTAACACAAACAGTTAAAGCATCTGGATATTTTTTAATAGTATCTTTTAACTCATCATAGTTTATATTAGGTCCACCAGAAATAATAATAGCATGTTTATCATTTGTTCTACATTTTTGAATAAACTTTTTATCAGATATTAATTTTATATTATCTTTAATATTATCTCTAATATATTCTTTAGGTACACAGTCCCTTGGATTAACAACAATAGGAACTCTCTTTAAATCTCCTGGTATATCAGGTAAATTTTTATCATTTAAAAATAATAGTAAATGAGTAAAACCACCATCAACAACTTTGTCACCAGAAGGTAGTATATGTTTTCTTATTTCTTTGTTTAATTTTATTTTTTCTAAAACTTTATTAACTCCACAGTATACATCATTAGGAGCCATCTTATCATCATCTTCTCTAAAGTAATGGTCAAGCATTATGATAGATGTTTTCTTAACACATTCATAATCATGAGCAACAGTTTTAATACTATTACCACCACCAATAAAAGCCATATCAAACCACTCTCCTTGTTCTTTTAAAATGTCTCTTGTATTTCCTTTATGTAATTCAAATATAAAAGTTTTATTTTTATTATCTTTCATATGTTCTGCAAATGAATTTAATCTTTCTTGAACAGCAGACATTTTGTTATGTGCCTTTGCATTAAACTCTTCTTGGTCTGTTTGTAAAGTAGCATCTTCAAACAAATCATAACCATGATAAGTGAATGTATCAGAATATTTAAAAGCTGTTAATGCCATTTCAATAGCACGACCACCATTCCAAGTACCTGTTTCAATTACAGATTTTGGTTTGTAAGTTTTCATTATTTGATGTATCTGTTCATATCTATTAGGTTTAATATCTGATGAGACAGTATCAGGTAAAGAAAAAATTCTATTACCTTTTGCATCTCTTAAAGCAACTTTTGATAAATTAGTTCTACCTTTAAAGTGATATAAATAATTATATACTTGTTGAGCTGTATCTATTTTCATACCATGTGCTTGATATATATTTAATAATCTAGATAAAATATAATAATCATGCCACTCTCTATATGTAACCATCTCACCTAATATATAAGCTCCACGTAAATCTGATAGAATATCTAATGCTGGTTGCTTATTTAAATTAAAAGCCATAAAGAAAGATTCATCAGGATTATAAACAACATCAGCTTTATCATTTAACATAGACAACATATCTTGTTCAGTTAATCTTTTTGTTAAATAAGAATCAGCATCAATCCATATTAACCAACCTGCATCTTTACTTTCTTCTGCAAGTTCAAATGCTTTTTCAGTTAAGGCAAATACTTTATGTGACCACTTTAATGCATCTAATTTTTCATTGTATGGTATCTTACCTTCTTCTGTACCATCATGTTCACCATATCTTTTTATAAAGTCTTCATGTTCTTTTACTTCATGTAAATTTTTATAAGTATATTTAGGTAATGAATAAGCATCTAACTTACAATCATGATGATAAGCAGTAACATTTATTTTAATATCTAAATTTTCTTTTAAAGAATTTAATAAATGAACACCATTATTTTTTAATATAGTTTCATTAAAAGATGTAACTATGTTTATATCTGTCATTCTACTGCACCTTCACTGTTTGGCCCAAAGTTTTTTTCTAATGTTTCTAAAGCTTCTTCTGCTTCAGCTAATTGTTTTAATAATAGAATACAATCATCTACTATTTTAGGATGTTCTCCTACTGCAATAGGAGTTTGAAAAGATAAATCAAGGTGATATAAGGCTTTATTTACTTCAGCTTTATAATGACATCTTAACGATTTAAATAATGTATCTGATAGTTCTCTCATTGTATTAAGTAATCCTTTTCTTTTGGTATGATACCTTTCATTTGTAACCACCTAGCATCTTCACACCACTTAACAGCATACTTGCCTTCAGTAGTTCCTCTAGGTTTCCAGTTTGCAAACCAAGGCCCACCTGTTGTAAAATGTACAATCTTTGGTTTCATATCTATTGATGAATGACCATCAAGCCAGTTCCACTCTTCAGGTATCTGACCTATATCAGCTTCTTCATCTGGTAACCATTTAAATGTATGTAACCATCTACCTTTCTCTGTATTAATAGCATTAATACTTAGGTTTTCTAAATAATCATGACCACAATTAAACATCATAAGACTAGACCAGTTCTTCATATTATAAGGTTCTTGTGCCTGACCATCCATCTTAACACCTTTATCTATATTATACTTATGATGTACTGTCCATACAGGATAGTAACTTTCTCTACACATATCAAACAGTTCTGTTATATCACCATAACAATACATATCTGTATCCACATATAAAGCTAGGCCTTCATATAAATTTAAATGTGGTACAAGAAATCTAGTAAAGCTAAAATCAGTTGAGAAAGGTTTGCCATCTATCTCATCATACTGTTGATTGCCTATCTTGTTAGACTTTCTTTTAAACATACCGTTTCTAATCAATGCATCTTTTTTAAGAGGCACAATTCTTACAGGATTCTTAGCTCTGATTTCTATAGAGAACTTTAATACCTCATAAGCTGCATGTTCTCTAGGGTCATAGCCAATATATACTGTATCCATATCATTTCTAATTTTCATCTTGTCTCCTAGAACTTAAATTCATAATCAATAAATGCAGTACCTGCTTCCATACCCATACCACTTCTGGTTCTTTCATATGCAATCTTTAAGTTATTACCATTGGACATTTTCTTTTTTAAATAACTTCTAAACTTAGAACCATTACGTTCATTATCCATATCATGATAATACCTATAACCTATTGAATCAAACCAAGGGTCTGCTTTTAATTGTAATGTAAATAAACTTATTATTAATACTAAAATTATTCTCATGTTTTTCCTTTTATTATTTTTATAATACTACTATTATAACATATTTTTTATACGAATGCAACAAAAAACTTATATATCTACTAACTCACATGAACCTGCAGTACATGCCAACTCTTGTGAACCTTTTGTTGTGTCTTCTTTCTCAAATCTACTAAGCTCAGACCAGTTAATATTCTTTGGCATCTTAGCTTCAAGCTCTTCATAGGTTGCTTTATCTATATCTTGATAAGGTGCTTGTTGATATGTATGGTCAGAGAAAGGTAAGAAGGATATGCCAGACAATGTATCAAAGTTATTCCAACACCAGTTACCTACATTAATCCATTCATGTTCTTTAACTGATATAGTTACTGATGGTTTATGTTCACACCAATGTTCTGCATAACACTTCCATATTTCTAACTGCTCTAATGCTGACATACTATGTCTAAAGATAGCATTAGAATCTGCTTTCATAGGAAAAGAAAACACAGAGTTATTAGGTTGCATTACATCATCTTCACAAGGTATACCCTGCTCTGCCATAAATACTGTTAATGGGTCTTTCTTATCTCCTCTTACTGTTCTAATATAATAAGGATTATGTCTAGCATGAATACCACTAGCACTATCTACTAATTGACTTACTGTACCTGAAGGTTTGACACAGGTAATAGCTGTTGATTGTGGTATACCTAACTTCTCTGACCACTCCTTGTTTACTATCACAGCTTTCTGTCTCATGTCTTGTAATGTTTCTGGTAAGGTAGTTCTTATTCTAGATAGTATACTATTATCCATGATACCTGTTAGTGATACACCAAGTAATCTTTCTTCTTCTGTATTATCTTTCCATCTCTTTCTAAGATAACCAAAGTTTGTAAGTGTAGCTTGTATTGTACCTAGTATAGTAGCTACTTCTATCTTATCTTTTAAAGTTTCTACTGTATCCATAGGTCTACATACTACCTCAGTTAAATTACAGAACTGATTAGGTCTAAGTATAATCTCACTACAAGGATTAGTACCAAAAGCATAGTCTGATTTACGTCTACCATTCTCTTTAGCTTTTTCTTTAGCAGATGCTCTATTAAAAATACCACGTTCACCTGATTTACTTTCAAATAATGCTAACCATTCTTTCATAAACATACCTACATCAGGTGTTTCTGTATATGCTACTGAGTTATTAGCTAATGCTCTCTCAGGATTTGTCTCCCACCAAGCACCAGACTTGGCAACCCTTAATCTCTGGTCTGATAAATTAGACAGAGATATAAGAGCTGACCTACGCACACCACCAACAACCACAACTTCACCAGTCTTACACACAATATCGTGACACTCCATAGAGGATAACTTTCTACCTTTAGCTTCTTTAAATTTATTAATAGTAAAATCAATTAGATTAACTAAAGGTTGAGGCCCACTAGCCCTACCACCGAAGGTATTTAACCTAGCACCTGCAGGTCTTACTTTACTTACATTTACTTTAGGTATTCTATTAGTATAAAGATAAGATATTAAATCTCTAAATGCTCTGGCCCATCCTTCTTTAGAATCAGCTACAGATATAACATCTTCTGTTTGTTCAAACTCTCTATGAGGTATAGTAGGTAATTGATTAATACCTTCTCTCTCAACAGAAAATCCTACACCTGTACCATTCATAAGTATATAAAGTATCTCATCAAAGGAACGTGGACTATCTATAGGTGCATAAGAACAATTATATCCTGATATATTTTCTCTTTCTAATGCAGGACCTGCTGTCATCAATGCTCTCATTGAAGGCATTACTTGTAGTCCTATAATACTATCTTCTATTCTTCTCCATATTTCAGGAGGCAATACTACACCTAAGTTTTTATCTAGATGTCCTTGAAAAAAGTTACTAAATCTAGATACTGTTTCAATCCAACTCTCTCTTCTACCTTCTTCTTCTAACCAACGTGCATATCTAGATGCATGTATAAAAGTCTGATATTCTGTTGGTAAATAGTTATTCCCTGCCATACTCTGTCTCCAATATCATTTCTAAATAGTGAATAGCTTTTTGAATATCCTTTGCACCTTCACCTTTACGTCTGTGTCTTGTAATATATTTTACTGCATTACCTTCACAGAAAGTTAAATCATTTCCTACAATATATTCTATAGGTTGTATCTTACAATCTTTATAATGATTACCTCCTACTTGTTTTAATGTAGCTTTCATTGCTTTTTTCTTTATATCTGTTTTAATAAATTTACCTTGTTCTTTAACAGTTTGTCTTATTGCCTCATCCATTCTTACATGTTCCATGTTATCGTTCTCCTCGTATTTTATCATATCAGAATACAGTTTAGCATGACTTTCACTAAACGTCAAA